AGGTTTCAAAGGTCTTGTGCGGACCACAATCACATCACATCATATTCACTTCATCATTTCATAAATTCATTAGTATATACCAACAGTCGTAAGACCATCTACGTTTCGGCTAGAGCCTTTCCTAATAAATAAACGTCCCTCACTAGCAAAATGTGAGAGAGATAAATATGTTGTTTATTATGCGATTGCAAAAATGTCTAAAGTTTTAAGACTTCCATCAATAACATGGAATAGTGGACGGTCTGTAAAGTCATATTTCTTGGGGAATTGATCCTGAACATAGGGAGACGGGGGGTTACCCATCTGTCGTGCTTTAGTCCAAATTTTCCTCCATGTGTTTAAAAAGTGATATCGTGCAGAACTAGATTTATCTTTAGTTTCTTTCGTCTTTGGACAAAAGATCTTAGATAAATCTAATCGGAAAACTGCCTCAAGGCAGGCTTTCGCACGTATTGTTTTTAAAGAAACCATGTTGTTCGTGTATTCAAAATCTGTATTCTGAGACACAAGCGAGGTTGGAAATCGTCTTTGAGCATACTCCCAGAACTTCCACTCCGTAGAAACAGGAGCAGAAGGCGTTTCGAAAACCGTGGGATTTTCAAAAATTTTACGACAAAATCGTAAATCACTATCTGAGGAAGTATAACGACCAACACTTGGAAGTCCGAGACCACCAAGTTGTTCGGGAATAAAGTAGGGAAGATCAACTTTAATGTTCTTACGATTAAGATGCAAAAAAAGACCTAAAGTCCTTTCTTGCATGGAGGTCGGACAATCATCGATGAGTTGACGACAGCGGGCACCGAAAGTGCCATCGTCGTCGTCATTATCATCGATCGTCGTCTTGACTCCGCCACTACGTTTTAAACCCATGAGAAGTCCCATATTTATATATTTGACTTTCTCATAGTGTAGTGTTCTTCTTACCGTTCGCCAATGAAGCTGGGGCTCCGTAAATCGCTGAGTTTTAGTAATTCCTATCCATCCTTCTTTATGATAGTTGAAAGTCGTAGAGTTAATATTTAAGAATTCTTTCGAAAAATAAACTTTACCGATAGACGGCTCAAGTCCACAGAATGAACCAATTTTCCGCCATACCTCACGACCAAATAACGTAGTCTTAAGAAGACCATCATCACCATTCACAACTATACCCGCATCACAGAGTCTATAGACACGATCGTCTGCTATCTCTTTCGTCATACGGAGGATAGTTGCATTCACTATACATAAAATAGGAAAGGAAAGTATACCACCCATCAATTGACCTGTCACCTGAGGAGAACGCTCGACTGTTGGTTTACCAAAAGAATCTTTTTGATTCTCTTTGTATTCCATCATATGTCCCGTTAAAGAACGTATCGCCATGATCCGCTCATCTTCAGATAACTGTATAGCGTCCGCAATTGCATTCATAACTGTTTCAGTTGTCCAACTTTCAATATTGTTGGTGGCATCACTATAGTCAACAGACAGAAATGATTCAAGTTCTTTCAGTTTAGCACCGATAAGATCTTGAATAATTTCATCCGTGACTGGTGTACCTATTAACTTGAATACAGGATGGTCCTTTAAAACGGACCACATGAATTTCTGCAATGGTTTACATACAGTGTAAAGTATACCAGGTCCTTTCGAAATTACACGAGTCTTCAACGCTTCTGGCAAGGCCAAAAGTTCTGCAATTGGGGCATCATCTCTGATAGCCTCAGTTACCATACGGTTGTATAGTATTGCAAAACGTTGCTCTAAAGGTGCAAAAGAAACAACGTTGAGATTCATTTCGGTAGAACGTATATTTACGACGCTACTATTTTCAATTGATTTTTCAGGATTTCCTACCTTTAAATCACCAAGCTGTATTAGTTCCGATGAAGTGGTTAGACCTTTCAGAAGATGCTTATAATCACCAAGCAACATTCCTATGACCCCACCGCCAGCGCGAGAATTAATGTAGTTTGCCGACGTAGGTGGAAGAATAGCCTCAATACGATTTTCAACTGTGAATTGTTTGTTATCAAACAGTTCAAGAGTAGTTCGTACGAGTTCATCTTTCACACGTGATCGACTAATCACACCCGATATTTTACGAGTGTTTTCTTCAGACCAGGGAACAAGAAAGAATGGAGGGCGGCGTTTCGGAACAGTTGTCAATTTGACAAATGCTTCTTTCTCCGCCTGTTTGAGCTGATTCTTATTAGGACGAGGCATACCCTTTTTGGAGTATAACATCGTCGTTAATAAAGATTCAAACTCACCTACTATTCTTCCATTGTCCAAACGGGAGTTACGAAGCAATTTCGATAAAAATCGCATCACTTTTCCACCCATAAGAACACCTGGTTTATCTACATTATCCCAGATACTGATCGGCTTGTCATCCAAATCCTTCCAATATGCATAAAAAGCAGCCATCTTGTGTTTAACAAAACTCATGGGGTGCTTTTCAGACATTGAACAGCAGTAGATCCAATGATCCACTGTTTTTTTTGGAGAATAACCATCACTATCAAAACCAAATAACTTTACGATCCTGTGTACCACACCGACACATTCACGCACAAAATCCTTTTCATACTTTCGAAGTTGTCTTAAGACAACCGACATT